CAGTTGCCATCAAAAGTCTCCTTAAATCAAGCTGTCGTCGTCGATGCCGAACTCATGGTTGTACTCAAGAGTGTAAAACGCCGTCTCGATGTCGCGAATCTTCTCGTTGAAGCACGCCTGACGGATAGACGCATCAAGTCGGCACGGACTGTCTAGCTTGGTGAGCTTCTTCCCAAGCCAGGCGAACACGTACTCCATAGAGCTCTTGTCCCATACGATGAACTTGACGTTCTCGCAAGCCTCCTCGAACGTCGGCCCGTGCGTGTAGATGTACTCGCTTATCATGGGCGCAACTTGCCAGAAATCATGAGTCTCAAGCTCGTCGTAGTGGTCGATAAGCCAGTCGACCGCAGTCCGCTTGACTTCCTGACGATAGTCCTCGATGGTCTTGAAATCCATGGCTTGTCCTTCTCTCTGAATATTATTTAGGGTTTATCAAGAACGGCATTCAGTCGAACAACGCGCTGAACCTCTTCTGCAAGTCGTCGATCTGCTCGTTGCGGAAAAACGTGAGCATAGAACAAATGACGTCGACCACGTTAAGCAAGGCGATGTCATCGTTCCTTGTAACGACAATGAACTTGCCGTCAAGCATCACCTTGGCAAGACCGTCCTTGTATCCCCGGTCAATGGTGACGTTGCGCTTGTAAATCTCCTGGATGTGCTTGACGGACTCTTCGACCCTGTCTGCCCAGAAAGTGTCTGCATTGAAATCGCTCATATGGCTTTCCTTTTCTCTTTGGCTCATTTGATGAATATATTATAGCATAAAGAAATACCTGTTAGCAATCATAAAAATACCGCCTGCTCTTGTCCTTTGTCAAAAGCAGGCGGTATAAGTTAGCAATCCTTGTAGTTGTACACTTCGCGCAGATGCTCTATGATCTCGCAATGCCCTGAGATTGCGTCGATGATATCCTGAGCAGGCTTATATGCCATAGGAGCCTCGTCGATCGACCCCTCAAGCACTGTAGTTGAGTAAACCCCCTTCATAGCGTCCTGGTACTCTTCCAAGGTGATGCTCTTGCGGGCCTCGCTGCGAGACATCGCACGCCCCGCCCCGTGGGGAAGAGAGCAGAGCGTGTCCTTGTCACCGATACCTCTGACAATCAGAGTCCCGTCCTTCATGTTCAGCGGGATGATGCCGTACTCTCCGTCATAGGCAGAGATCGCCCCTTTGCGAATTACGCGATGCTCGGTGTCCACATAGTTATGATGGCAGGTAAGTACCTCAGCGGGACCGAAGTCGACCCCGGTCAAATTGTAGTAGACAGACGAGATATTGGAATAGATCGAGTTATGGTTCCGTAGTACCCACCGGTTTATAATCTCCATATCGTGCAGATAATCCCGCATGTCCTCACCGTCGAGATACGCATACTCCGTGTCCTTATAGCGATCGATCTCTATGTTCATCTCGTCAAGCGTCTGAGGAATGAGACGAGTCTCTCCAGAATCTCGCAGGTCCTTAATGACTCGCTTGTAATCCCAGCGAATGTCGTCCTGTCGGTCCTTCATTCGAGACTCTGCTATAGACTGGTAGTAGTCACAACAAAGCTTTCCGAGCGAGCGAGACCCGCAATGGACGAGCATGTAACGACGACCGTCGGCAGACTCGTCGATTGACAAGCAGTGGTTCCCTGAGCCTAACGTGCCCATTGACAGCTTGATGCGGTTCTGCTGTTCCGAGGTAAAATGTGACCAACAATGAAGAACCTCGTAGGGAAAATCACAAGACTCGACAGGCTCGATGGGATGACAGCAATGACCGGTCGGCACCGCAACATGGACAGCCTCATCAAACTTCTCCATGTCGATGTCCTGTGGCAGATTAAACAAAGACACGGTGCAGGCGATGTCAACGCCCACTGTCGCAGGAACGATCTTGTCGTCGTAGGTGATGCAAGAACCAACTACCGCGCCTCGGCCAGGATGGCCGTCAGCCATGATGCGGATGGCGGAGTCCTTATATGCGATGCAATTGCCGAGAGCCTCGACCTGGTCGAGGAGCTTCTGAGTGGGGTTGACTGCAAAGTTCTTAATGTCTGCCATAAAACAACCTTCTCTGTTTAATACTTCGTTATTCCCATATAAACGAAATCAAGGCGCGTCGTACCGCGCTTGCCAAGAGACGGAGTGCCACCAAACGACGAATCGACGATTGACGCCCTCAGGCACTTGTGTTCCACAATGTCACCATCTGTATTCTTGCTGTTATGGAACTGAGTGTCAATGATTGACAGGTCGATTCCATACGCACTGTGGAACTTGAAGCCCTCCATCAACGCGCCGAGCTTGACCATCGCCTCGTAGTTAATCGTCATCTCCGGTTCAGTTACAAGCTCTCCGCCGTCAAACAGACGGTCAAGAAACTCAGAAGACCTCTTGCAAGCCTCCCCGCCGTCGTTTGGCTCGTCTGCCGTGCAACCTGCTGAGAAATCGCCGTTAATGGACATCTTGCCATCGGTGTGGATCCTTACGACGTCCCCGACCTTGAGCGTCTTTGGGATAAGGACTGCAGGAATCATCAGGAAATCTTTCTGCATGTCGTCAAGCATGTACTTTGGGAGAGTCGTCCTTGTGCCGTTGATGTACGTGGCAGAGCTCTCCTCATGGTATTGAATGCGGATCGCGCACATCGACTTCTTATCCATCGCATAGAGGTTTCGTCCGCAGGTAATCAGACGGCCACCCTCTCCACAGAACTTCGCGATAGCCTTCATCTCGCGTCCGGTGAACGCGTAACTGTCATTGCCGATGAAGCTCATGTGGCACTCCTTTTGTCTATCTGTCCTTTTGATGAGAACATTATAGCATATTCATTGATCTACCTGCAATAATAAAAAAGCCTCCAAGACTTGCCTATGTGTCTTGGAGGCTTTTGTCACTTCATTCTCTCTACACTTCTAAGCTCGTCGATCACGTCATCTATCAACTGTGCGACGAATCTTTTGTCTTTCATCTTGTTTTTTGCAGATCTCAGTTTGTTAAATGTCTCTGTCTCCCACTCTTCATAAAGTTCTATGGCTTGGCAGTTAGACTCTATCTTTGACGGCACGTCCGGGTCGCTCATCGCCAGTCTCGGCGGACGGCCGAACAGTTTCACGAACTCCCCCACGGCGCACAACAGCTCTTGCCCTGTACTTGTGAATCTTTGCCATGTCGTACAGTCCGCCTCCCAAGCACTGACTGTACATGGCGGTATGGAACCCCACCCCGTCAAGCTTCGCGTTGACGACATCAAGCCAGGCAGACTCGTCTTCGGCAGGAGACCCATCTATAATCGATATTCTGCCTTCGCTCATGACAATCGCCTACACTCTTGTGACGGTAACAGTGAGACTTGCGTATGTCGCCGTGGCCCCTGAGTTGACAATCGTAAGCGTCGCAGAGTTGTCGTCGAGCTGACAGCACGTCGAATTTACCTTTATGATGGCATCGAATGACAACGTAACGAAGTCAGTGGCAGAGCTTGACGTCGCCGTGGACTGGACGTTGCCGACCTGGGTTCCGTTTCTTTGAAGCTGAGCGGTTATGTCCGTGGCAGAGCTGGCCGTCGTGGCTGCGCTTGCGTCGACAGTCTCTTTGTACACACCGGGCCGACGTATTGTAACAGACGTGTCTGTATACGTCACGCCTGAAGACAGGTTCTTTGTGAAATTGACAGGCAGTCCTTGCGTCACTGTCTGAGACGCGGTAAGAGATCCTGAGAACACGACTTTGTCACAATTGCAATAGCAACTCATAGCAACCTCCTTTCCATCTCGAGAGGTTGTTTAAGCCACTCCGCCATAGCAACAACCGGCGTTGCTCGAAGTATACGGAGAGCAAGTGATATAGGCAGGCTGGGGGAATGGACGCAAAGTAGCGATAAGGTTGGCTGTCTGGCTATTGTTGGACAGTTGAAGCTGTGCGCTTTGAAGCTCTGTGCGCAGGTCGTCGATCTTGTCAGTCGTCATCTGGTCTATAACGCGCTGTGCGCTTGCGTTGACGGCGTTGATGATATCGCATGTGTTCTTGGCATTCTCATACTTGACGCTGTCGAGATTTCTATTAGTCTGGCAACAACAAGACTGAACTTGATATCCAAGGTCGGCAAGGCGTTGATTCGTGCCGTCAAAGCCCTGCATCATGCCCATCTGCGTGGCGTTGAAGCCTTGCAGTGTCGTTACGCCGAGGTCTTTAATTCCATTGTTGACGGCATATGTCGAGTCTGCAAGCCCGTTCGTGATGCCACGAAGCTGACTGTTGATATCTTGTGTATTGAACCCCTCGAACAGGTCGGAACGTGTGAGGGCCCCTTGCACGGCCGCGTCGTTCATGCCGTTGCGGTTGCCCCAGAAGCCTCCGTTACCCCAAGCCATCAGGAAGAATAGGAACAGCACCCACATGCCGTTTCCGCCCCACATGCCGTCGTTGCAGTTGTCCTTGGTTGAGCCGGCAAGAGCCATCGCATCTGCTACAGAAAGATTGTCACCCATAACAAGCACCTCTTTCATCGCACGTTGAACATTTTCTTGAATTGAGCAAGAGCATCGTCGAAATCAACCCCTCTCTGTGCGCATAAATTCCTTGCTATGTTCTGGACGTCCTCCGGAGATTTCCCGGAGGCCATCTCTTGAGCCCTTTTAAAAAGTGGGGACGATGTCATTTGACTTGGAAGCTGGTTTACATTGAACATTTGATGCTCCCTTCAAGGCTGTCTTTAACTCGCTGATAGTATTATTGAATTCCTCTTTTGTCACATACTCAGGAGCCTCTTGTTTTTTCTCCTGCACAATAGCGTATGTAAGCAAGGAGGCTGTTCCATCCATCATGACTTGTTTTGTATATATCTTGTTGTGCGCAAGGTCAGGGAAATAGAACACAGATCCGTCGAAATCTATCTGCGCAGCTTTGGCCTCGTCTATAGATGACACTTGCCGACCACGCAACCCTTGTTGAGGCATGAAATCCATCTGCCTGTTGAACTGTCCTTGGTATGTCGGTTGTTGGTACTGCTGAAAGTACGGGTTGCCATATGCCATCTCTACCTCCTAGCGACTCCTATCTCTTCTATAGGTTATTAGAAACGAAAAAAGCCCGACGGCTGAATCGACGGCCATCGGGCTTACGTTATCTTTGTAGAGACTTTAGTTGTTTTTGTATCGTTCAAGTTCTTCTTTTATCTTGTGGCTAAACCTGCTTGCCGACAAGTCTATGCGATGGTCTGCGTCTGCTATCACGTCATCGTGGCTTTGCGTTAGTTTGTAGTCAGAGGCCCACGGCTCATAGAGAAACCTCGTGCTCCAGTTGGAGACTTTACCTACCGTGCTTTCGACCACCTGGCTCGACACCGGAGCGTAGCGGTTTACATGAACGGAGGCGCAAATGTGGTTTGTGTCATATAGCTCCATGCCGTGAGTATGGCCGTGTACATTGACTTGGCTGTCGTAGACGGCACATGGAAAATGAGAGAGAACAACTCGGTTAGAAATGTAGATAGGATAGTCATACACCTCGTCAAACAGGCCGTACAGAAGTTCTTTGTCGATGTCCTTGTCATGGTTGCCCATGATCATGACCTTCTTGCAAGGTGCCTCGTGCATCGGCAAGAGGAGCCTCTCTACGTAAAGAGACTCTAATCCTTTTACACAAAAGTCGCCAAGAAAATAGAATGTGTCAGAACTTTTGAGCCTCCTAAGACACTTCTTCCAGACCTCGAGAATCACCTCGTCATGCTCCGCTATCGTCTTGAATCTGCCCTTCCGCTCAAACCGGAGGATGTTCTCATGTCCGAAATGAGTGTCTGAAATGATGAGGTACATCATTTTCCCTTTCTTGCCCATCGCTCCCATAGGTCAAACGTCTCAGCCTTCGTCGGACTGCGCCCGTTCTCTCTTACAAAACCATCTATGAAGTCCTGTTTTGTCCACCGGCTCTTCCATCCATTCAAATCCTCTTTGTCAAGCCTCCTTGCGCGTCTATAAGACGCTGGTGCGGATTCTGTATTGTCCTCGTCGGGACTCCACGTGCGACGGTAACGCCTGCGCTCAAGCTTTTTCAACCCGTCTATAGGAGTGACGACATAAGACACCGGGGACTTTTTATACGACCTGGACATTACTTACATTCCAAGCTCGAACTCGTAGGTCTCACAAAAATCGATGTTCTTGTCGTCGCAGGTGATGGACGCGTTTACCGCTACCCCGTCTGGGTCTATACTGTGCCAGTTCATTATAATACCCTCAAGAGACTCCCACAGATAGTAGACGCCGTCCTCCGCTGTCCATGCCTTGCGGGAGACGGTGTGCACCGCATCATACTTGTCTTCATAGGTCAATGTGACGATAAACTCCATGGCAGTCTCCTTTGCTTTTGTTGAACATATTATAGCATATCGCAAGAGCACTGGTAAACATTTATTTAACTGTCTTTTATAGCTTCTGTTGTATCTCTCGGCACAAACCCCATATGCTGGAGCTTCGACATCACCGCGAAATCTTTATATGATATCGTCTTCCACACACCGTTGCTCTTCGACATAACCCTTGAGGCATGGGCCCACTTGCCGTTCTTTTTAAAATATAACGGCGTCTTTGTCGTGAGGTCGACAGAGAAGAGATCCGTCACCTCGTCGTTGTTAAGGGTCCTGCTCCATATCCTCATGGTATGGATCGACCCCTTCGACCTCCCTGCGCCCTCCGAGTTGTAGATGTATTTGAAGTCAACAGGCCATCCCTTTGTCACGGAGTCAGACATGGTCCCGCTTTTCACTGTGTCGGCGGAATCGATGAATGCCTTGATTGTATTCTTCTCTACCGTCACCACGATATGATACATCTTCTCTGAAGACAACTGCGTCGCAAGTTTCAAGTCTTGGCCTGCGACTCCTGCCACTTCAAGAGTAAGGCCCCTCGCTCCGCTTGCGTTCGACACGGAATTGTCATAGGCGTAGGCCATGATTCCTGACCAAGAGCCTGAGACCGGAGACACGCCGAACACGCACCCAGGGTGATTTGCCGAGCTCCTGAACGACTCCCTGTCTATCCATCCTATGTACTCGAACGTGACTCCAGCGTCAGACGACAAACCGTGACTTTCAAGCGAGTCCGAGGAAAACGTCGTGCCCTCCGCGAACTCGATGCCACGCTCCGACGTGCTCGGCACGTTGCCGACGAACGTTATCACATGCCCGTTGACTCCGTCCGTCCACTTGGAGCCACCGCTTTCAAAGGTGCTATGCTCCCACTCCGCGACGAGCCCGTCTTTTGACACATACTCTGCTGTCATAAAGCCTCCCTATAGAACGATGCAGACGTCACCGTCTTCGCCGACACTGTCGTCAGGAGTGTCGGACGCGATGTAAGCGGTAAACACGTTGAGAAGGCCTGTGACTTTTGTGCCTCCGACATACGCAGTCTTGCCCTTGACGATGTCGTCCGCAGTGGCAGTGGCGTCCTGGTTAGTCGCGATCCTCATGACGAAAGCCGTTGTGGCTACTGTGTCATCACTCGTGCCGTCTTCCGGCGTCGGCGCTGTGACGTTGCCTGTAAAAGCCGGAGAGTCTGAATCGGCCTTTTCCGACAGGGTGGTTTTCAGAGTGTCTAAGACAGCGTCGAGCGTTTTGTTGTTTGGATAATCCTCCTGAGACAGCTTCTTGTATAAATATTCAACGCCGTCTGCGTCGAGGAATTTCTTGTCAACCATTCTAAACCTCCGTAATAAAAAAAGCGACCACAGGCATTATACCCATGGCCGCTTTTGTGTGGCTTTTTATACCTGTGACACTAGGCGGTGAAGCTTACTGCCGGGTCGTTGTCTGAAACAGTGTCGAGGTTGACGTCGCAGACGGCCATGAACTTGCCGACTGGGAGCTGGTCCTTGTCGGTGACCTTCTTGCCGTTGACGGTCATGCCGTTGACGTTCAGACTGATGTTCTTGAAGTTCTGGCTCTTGTCCTTGGAGTAGTCCTGGAACAGGAACGTGGCCGTCCACTTCTCGTCAAACTGCGTCGACATATCATATGCATAAGACAGGTTTGTCACGTTGATTGTAGCAGGGTTGCTGTTAAGGTTGGACACCCTGACAACCTCCGCCTGCTGGGACATGCCGACAACCTTTACGTCGTTAATGTTCACGACGGCGTTGTCTGCGAAATGATATACGTTGATATAATTGTTTCCGCAGATACCGCTCATGACGACGTCGTTGATGTCGACGCTCGTGAGGGCTGTACCACCAGTGCCAGCGTTGCCCTCGATAGGGTTATACATTCCCGTGCAATCGAATTCGCAATTGTCAATAGCGATATTACCGGCGGAGTTGAGCATGACGGCCGAGTATCCCTTGTTGGCGAACTTGCAGTCTCTGATTGAGACATCGGCGTCTCCGTTGATCGATACGCCATACACGCCTTTCTGCTTAGGCACGCTACCGCCAGAGAACTCGCAGTTGACGAACTCCTCGCTCTTGTTCACCGTCACGGTGTCCTTGAAAACGCTGTTGAGAATCATATTGCTGGCACCTCCTAGGCTACCGTTACTTTGCCGGTGAACACGGCATCCTGAACAAGAGCGTCGCTTGCGACGGTTACAGTGCCAGAGAACGTGGTCCCGTTAGCAAGCACGGTGGCCTTAGACGGAATGACAAGATTGTCAGTCACAACTGAGTTCGCCGTCAAAGCGAGAGCCTGATTCTCAGTCAAACCGTTGAGCGCATCCTGGATAGACTGACCCTGAGCGACCTCCACCTTGTCCTTAAACAACGCGTCAAGCTCCGAGAGCTCGATCGAGCCGATGGCGTTGAAGTAAGCCGTGTCCTGAGCGTCGACATATGGGCGGAGCTCCGCAATGTCGGTCTTGTTCTGAGCAACATCGCTGACAAGCTGTGCTGTGCCCTCCTCGTCCTTGGAGATCCAATCGGAAATCTCCTTGAGGGTGTCGAACGTGTCCGGAGCGCCGTCGACGAGGGTGGCAATCGCGGCGTTGATGAGGTTGTTCACCTCATCTTCCGTCATTCCGGCGTCGCCCTGCTCAAGAGCATGGAGCCTGCCGAGAATCGTGCCGGCCGACTCGTCAGCGCCAAGTTTGGCCTCAAAGCCCTCGTCGGCAGTCTTGGCACGCTCAATCTCGTAAGCAAGAGCCTGGGCAAGATTGTGGATTGTGTCTGTTGTAACGGACGAGACGTCGCCAACCTTCTCGTCGACGTTCTTGATAAGCGCCTTGATTTTCTCATCGTACACCTTTAGTCCGGCGTAATCAAGGTACTTCTTGGTGTTCACCGCCATTGTCTATTCTCCTTCTGAAAACAAGTAGAGGATATCGTCTTTATCAATCCCGTCTGTCAGCGAGTAATTCGCGACGACGGTCTTTGAACCATCTTTCACGACCTCGACGAGGCCGTTCTCTGAGTCGAACGTTATCTCGTCGCCGTCTGCGTTTATCGTCTTCCCACAGCCCCTGGCCTCCACGCCAGAGTCTATGTCGCCGAAGAACCAATGGCCGTTGTCTCCTATCGTAGGAGACACGCCTTTCAGGCTGTCGAGCCATTCTTTCTCGGAGCCGGTGAACCCGTTCTTCTTCGCGATGTCGTAAGCTGACGCCCCGGAGATGTCGCCGAGACCCTCGATGGTCTTTTTAACACACTTCTTTGCAAGCTCAAGCGTTATAAGGTCCATCTTATATCATCACCGTCAATCAATCTCGACCCACTGTTGAGAGCCGTCCAGCATGAACAGCTGTTCAGTAGAGATGATGAACACGACGGTCCCCATCGTGACCGGCTCATACACCTTCATAATCTCCTCGAGGTCGTCTTTTGAGTCCGCGACGATCTCGCGGTGCCCGTCCCTCTGCTGAGATATGACTCGATAGCTCACGGTTGCCTCCCTTCAAAATAAAAGACACCAATCTCTGTTATATGGTTTATTCACGTCGTATACGCATGAAAAAAGCCCCGGATTAAGGTTCCGAGGCACACCTGTTACATGAGCCGACTGGCTCTGCCGACCAGATGTCGGTAAAAAAGCAGTGGTGCAAGCGCTAGGATTCGAACCAAGAACCTTACGATTAAGAGTCGTTTGCTCTGCCGTTGAGCTACACTTGCAGTGGTGCCGACTAGACGATTCGAACGTCTGATATACGCTTTACAAGAGCGTTGCCATACCGCTTGGCTAAGCCGGCTTTGGAAAGGCCGAGGCTGAGTCGAACAGCCTTCTCTCACCGTTGACAGCCAAAGAGAAAGAACATGCAAGAAAGGAACCGGCTCAGTGAGCGTCTTGCCGTGTATAAGACCATCGGCCCATATTAAACAGCCTAAGAGAGAGCGTCTTTCTATGGAGTCCGGAATCCGATTCGAACGGATGAATAACAGCTTTGCAGGCTGTCCTCTTAAACCAGGCTTGAGTATCCGGACATGTGATCGCGAGAGGCGAGAGTCGAACTCGCTGTCTCCGGCATATGAAACCGGCGAGATACCGTTTCTCCACTCCGCTACATGGTGGAAATACAGGGATTTGAACCCTGAGCCTCGAGATTAAAAGTCTCTTGCGCTACCAGTTGCGCCACATTTCCGTTTTAGCATTCCGCTAAGCCCCCTTGGCAGGACTCGGACCTGCAACAAAAGGTTTAGAAGACCTCTCCTCTGTCCAGTTGAGGTACAAGGGGGTTTAAAGGAATGGCCTTCGCATCAAGAGTCGAACTTGGAACCAGGACTTAGGAGGTCTCCGTGATCTCCATTTCACCATGCGAAGGTGGGGTGGGCAGTCTTACCGCCTACTGCCAGGGGGCACATGGGATTTAATATCACCCCAGGGGAGCATGTGCCGACTCTCCCAAACACGTGACGTGTGCAACCCGCGGGTATTCGGTCAGGTAGAACCCCAGCTAAGCCCCGCCGTTTTCTGGTTAGACGGCAACCCCGTTCCGACTTCGATCTAGCGAACGGTAGCGACTCACCTGAGCGGATGGCGATCAACCCATCCGCGTAGGCTGTAATGGAGCATGAAGCGGAGCAGGTCGCTTCAAGATGCCTCTTTGAGAGAGAAGCTTGAACTCTTCGCCTTGTCCTGGGCGTGTCAAGATTCCGAGAATGTCCGGTTCGAACGGACGCAGGACCGTTAAGTCCTCTACCTGTTTAGCAAACAGGCCCCTTCACCGCTTGGGTAATTCTCGATATGGCGGCGAGCCTGAGATTCGAACTCAGGGGACGCTCACCACGCCCGGACGCTTTCGAGGCGTCTGCAATAATCCACTCTGCCAACTCGCCGTGGAAGTCCAGGAGGTAGTTGGAACCTCTTACAGAAAAGACCACTTATATCCGTATGCAGTTTCCCTTTTTCCTTTACAAACCTCTGAGATATGATTTCGTGCGCTTTTATAAGACCTGGAAAGATTTTGTTCGCAGACCCATTTTGAAGCCTCACAAGTAGAACGAAACTTTTTTACCACTTTGTTTTGAAGATTTACCGCAGTGCAAGGAAGAACTATTTTGTCTTTTTTCTCGCGTTTTATTTTTTTCCCATGATAGTCAGAATAATGAGTTGGAAGCCCATAATCTTTGCACCATTTTCTGACAGCGTTGTCAGTAACCCCAAAACGCTCGCCAACTTTAGAAAAGTTGGATTCCTTTAGCATCTCAAAGAGTTCTTCTTTTTTAGGCCGTTCAACTTTTCTTTGAGTTTTTCTGATTTTTAAATAACATTCCCAACAATAACTCGGCTTACGGCCTCGCAACTCAGCTCCGCACATTAGGCAATGTTTTTTCGGAGCTTTGTAAGAAAGATTTCTTCCACAGTAGGTCGATTGCTGGCTGTCACAATTCGGACATAGCCATCTTAAATTTGAAACTCTATTATCTTTATTATGACCATTTATATGGTCAAGCCTTAGAGTTAAAGAATCCCCATTCCAAGAACTTACTCCGCAAATGCTACATTTATATGGAGTGTATTCTCCTTCTAGGAACCATCGTCTCAAAGTCCCTTGATCTACTGTTGAATTTATACAAAACACATTATCAGGAGTTCTCTTTACTTTCTGATAATTATTTCCTCGAAGTTCTCGTCTCCAGTCTATTCCAAGTTCTTTACATCTTTGATGAAAAAGAATATTGGTCTGGCCAGCGCAGTTATTGTACCCCAAGGCCTCTGCAACTTGCTTTACAGAGGTACATCTTCTAATTAAGGCGAGAAAATCATTATCG